ACAAAGGCAGCGCACTTGACGACGAGCCGCTTCCATTCGAATAACTACACACAACGCACCTGGCGGCAGGAGCCGCAGAAAGGAGCAACACATGACAAACTTTTACATCGGCCAGCAGGTTATAAACCTCGGAATCAAAGCCACGGTGGTTGGTTTCCACAAGATCACCGGAGATCCGATCCTATGGGAGCCAGGGGCCGGAAAGTGGCTGGCAGACGCAGACAAGTGCGAGCCGGCAGAAAAACCTGCATATTGGATCCATAAAGACGGACTGGTGGCCTTCGGTTAAAAAAGCCACACGGGGCCGCACACGCGGCCCTGAAACCATAACAAGGAGGGATTACAATGATAGAACGGGTTACAGGACAAAACGCGGACAAAGCACGAGCAGACGGGCTTACGATTAGCCTTCCGAAGGGAATGTTTAACGACACTTCGCTTGCCAACTTGGAAAAGATCCTGGCCGCCAAAGCGGGCTTGATCAAAAAGGCCCTTGGAGCGGACCGGCTTACGATCGACACAAGCGATGAGAAGTGGGTGGCATTCCCCTGGTGGGACGAGATGCCGGAGATCGGAGAGGCCACGGCATACGCGGCATTCTTGGCTGCGGTCGGCAAAATGGCCCAGGAAGCCAAACGCGTCAATGCAAAGGAAACGCCGGTCGAGAATGAAAAGTACGCCTTCCGAATCTTCCTGCTGCGGTTGGGATTTATCGGGAACGAGCACAAGGCCGAGCGGAAAATCCTGCTCTCGAAGCTCTCCGGATCGGCAGCATTCGCAAGCCAGGACAAGGCAGACGCCTTCGCAGCGGCTCAGAAAGAAAAGCGGGATTCGGCAAAGGAGGCGGAAGAATGAGGATCTTCAAGATGCAGTACATCAAAAATGGAACGGACGGAGTAATGCTTGTTGAGGCAAAAGACAGATGGGACGCGATTAAATTTTTTTTGAAGCGTGTCGGGAAGAAGCGGGTAAGCGACCTGGACTACTTTCATGACGAAGAAGTGACCGTGAGGGTAAAAACATGCTTCGAATGCACAGCATATGTAGATATAGACGGCGAGCAGTCTCGATGCTGGCTTGATCGGGACCCGCTTAAATGCGACCGTAAGATGGCAATAATAGACAAATTCTCTTGCACATCTTTGTGACATTCATGGCGCCGATGCGGTCCGAATTAACTGGATTAGTGTGTAGGACAGAGGTAACATACACACAACGAAAGAGGGAACGCAACAAACGGAGGAAACGAAAATGCACACAACCTACACCTTCAAGAAGAACGGAAAAGCCTACAGCGCAAAAGCAAACAACAGATTCGAAGCACAGGACCAGATCGAGCTCACCTTTGGGATCAGCCTCAAGGGAGCAACCTTCGAAGAGGTTTACAAGCTCAGAGTAGTCAGAACAGGCAAGGTAAGATAAGGAAAAGAAAACGGAGGACAAAGAGATGACGATCGAAAAAGCAATGAGAACCTACAGACTGCCGAACCCGACAACACCGGAAGACCTCGAAAGCCGCTGGAGCAAGGTGCTCAGATTCGACGACCGAATCCTGGTGGCCGGCTACTACTACAACGGTCCTGGACAGCCGAGCTACTTTGGAGCAGTATACGAGTTTTTGGACGACGATGAAGAGCATACCTGCGAGAGCACGATCGGGCTTACGGCAGTAAGCGATGTAACCTTTTACGACGAAGGCCACGCGATCTTCTGGGCGATGATGAAGGAAGCATAAAGAAAAAGGAACGGCTCCCATGCGGGGGCTGTTTCTCGTGTACAAAGACCGTAAGGTCTTTTTTTATTGCCGAAAAGAGGCTATATTTAACGTATAGAGCCATTTAAAGCGGTATATATTGCGCTAAATACGACAATAAAATAAAATGCATTAAAGAGGCAAAAATAAGCGTGAAACGGTAGGAGGGCGTTTATAAGTTGGTGCGAAAAGAATTTATAAACATGAAAATTGATGACCTGATCCCGTATAAGAACAACCCGCGCCACAACGAGGAAGCCGTCCCTGATGTGGCAGAAAGCATACGGCAGTGTGGGGACCTTGACCCGATTGAGGTTGACGAGAACAACGTGATCCTGAGCGGGCATACGCGGCTCCTGGCGCTGCAGCAGCAGGGCTTTACGGAGACGGATGTGATCCGGTACACGGGTCTCACAGAGGAGCAGAAGAAAAAATACAGGCTACTGGCAAATAAGACTGGCGAAAAGGCAACGTGGGACCTTGACAAACTGGCCGAGGAACTGGACGACCTCGATTTTGACGGATTTGATTTTGGGTTTGACCTTGATCTCGAAAATGTAGAAGACGAGCCGGAAGTATATGACGACGATTACGACCCGCAGCCGCCGGAAGAACCGAAGTCCAAGAGAGGCGATATTTACAAGTTAGGACGGCATCGGCTTATGTGCGGCGATTCTACCAGCGTGACCGACGTGGAGGCCCTATGTGGCGGAAGGAAGATGGATCTGCTTATAACGGATCCACCTTATAACGTAGATTACACAGGCAAGACCAAGGACGCGCTCAAAATCGAGAACGACAGCATGGAGGACGAGACATTCCGTCAGTTTTTGCGTGACGCTTTTCTTACCGCTGACACTGTAATGAAGCCGGGTGCAACGTTCTATATCTGGCACGCCGATTCGGAAGGGTACAACTTCCGTGGCGCCTGTCACGACATAGAATGGAAAGTGCGCCAGTGCCTGATCTGGGTCAAAAACGTCATGGTGATGGGACGCCAGGACTATCAGTGGAAGCACGAACCTTGCCTTTACGGTTGGAAGGAGGGCGCAGGACACAACTGGTACAGCGACAGAAAGCAGACCACTCTTCTTGAATTCGACAGGCCCAGCCGGTCAGAGCTTCACCCGACGATGAAACCTGTCCCTCTGTTCGATTATCAGATAAAGAACAGCTCGAAGAAGGGCGACGCGGTTTTGGACCTGTTTGGTGGAAGCGGAACCACAATGATAGCATGCGAACAAAATAAGCGAGATGCCTTTTTGATGGAACTTGATCCGAGATATGTCGACGTGATCATTGATCGGTGGGAGAAGCTGACCGGGCAAAAGGCAGAGCTTTTGCGCAACGGGAGCGAACAGACTGATGTTAAATAAAAGCATTACGATTGAGCTTTTTTATCCTTGGGGGGGGGTAGAAAAAGACATCACTTATTGTGGCGAAACGATGGAAGAAATCGCGGAAGACATCGACCGCGATAACAATGAACTTCTTTATTACTTGAGAACAGGCGACGGCAAGGGGGAAAAGGCATTCTGTTTTGGCGGATTTATGTTCCAAAAAGAGGGAATATATGCAGCCAAAATGTCAGAATCGTTTTTTGATTAGGTATGGCAAGAGGAAGACCAAGAAAAGAATTTGATAAAAAGGCGTTTACAGACCTTGTGGGGCTTGGGTGCTCCCAGGAGGAGATATGCTGGTATTTCCGCGACGAGAACGGGAAGGTGGCAAACGTGGACACGCTATCCAGATGGTGCAAGCGGACATTTGGGTCGAATTTTAAAGAGTATTACGCCAAAAATGGCGGAATGGCTTTAAAAATTAAGCTGCGCAGGAATCAGTTCAAGCTGTCGGAGAAGTCGGCGGCGATGGCAATCTTCCTCGGCAAAAACTACCTTGGACAGAAGGATTCGTTGGAGCAGACGAACAGTGAGGCACTGGAGAAGCTAGACGCGATCCTAAAGGCGGCCAGGGAGAATGCAGACAAGGCCAGTGATTTGGAGTACATAACAGAAGATGACATTCAGCAGGAAACAGAACGAGTACATCCTGAGAGCGAATAGCAGATGGAACTTAAAAGTCGGTGCTGTTAGAAGCGGGAAGTCTTATGTAGACGTTGCCCATATAATCCCAGAAAGGCTCCGTGCTGTATCGGACAAAGCCGGCTTGAACGTGATTCTGGGGGTCTCGAAAGAAACGATAGAGCGAAATGTCCTGCAGCCGATGCGCGAGATATACACGAGCGAGCTGATCGGGACTATTAATAACAGGAATATAGCGTTTGTGTGCGGGGTGCCTGTATACTGCCTCGGCGCGGAAAAGGTCAGCCAGGTTGCAAAGATTCAGGGATCGTCCATCAAATACTGTTACGGGGACGAGATTGCAAGGTGGAACAGGGAAGTGTTCACGATGCTGGCGTCGCGTCTCGACAAGCCGTACAGCAAATTCGATGGGGCGTGTAACCCGGAATACCCTGGGCACTGGTTGAAGAAATTTATAGACCGTGATGACATTGACAAGTATGTTCAAAAATACACAATTTTCGATAATCCATTCCTGCCAAAGAGCACGATTCGTAATCTTTGCAAAGAGTATGCCGGAACAGTCTACTACGAAAGATATATCCGCGGGTCGTGGGCGCTGGCCGAGGGGCTGATTTTCCCCATGTTCGAGGAGGCGATTATTGACACGCTTCCCGAGGTGGATCCTGCTGCATGGTGTCTATCAATCGACTATGGAACCATGAATGCGTTTGCTGCTATATTGTGGGCAAAATTCGGAAACACGTGGGTGGCTGTGGACGAGTACTACTATTCAGGAAGAGACATCGGAAAGCAGAAAACAGACGAGGACTATATTACGGACATGGTTGACTTCTGCCAGCCGGTGAAGGAGTGGGAGCACAGGCAGCAGGTAATGGGGCGTCTCTTTGGTGAATATCAATTTGACGTGATCATAGACCCATCGGCGGCATCGTTTATTGAGGCGGCAAGCCGGGTAAGCATGTTCAATGTTATCGATGCGGATAACAGCGTCCTGGACGGGATACGGCTTACGGCAAGCGCCATGAGGACCGGAAAGATCAAAATTTCGAGCCGAATGGAAAATTGGCACGACGAGGCCCAGGGATATGTATGGGACGAGAAGTCAATAGAAGACACACCGGTCAAGATCAATGACCACTTGATGGACAGCACGCGCTACTTTGTAAAGACAGTACTTTGCAACGAGACCGAGGACACATATAAGCCGCTTTGGAATTAAAGGAGAGTATATGCAGTACACATATCAGGACTATTTGGAGATAAAGGAGTCTAATAACGAGGGCGACCTTATTCAGTTTGTAAGGAATGTAATTTACGCGCATAAGCGATCAGATGAATACGAGACTGCGGAGATAGCCTATGAGTATTATAAGCACAGGAACCGCACGATACTAGAGTACCAAAAACTACTCTACACTGTTTCGGGAGATGTGGTGCCGGATAACTACAGCGCCAATTACAAGTTGTCGAGCAACTACATGTTCCAATTCACCACGCAGCTCAATCAATACCTTCTCGGAAACGGCGTCACCTGGGGGGACAAACAGACGGCAGACAGGCTCGGTAAAAAATTCGACACGATGCTTCAGAAGGGTGGGGCGGAAGCGCTTGTGTGCGGAACGTCGTTTGGCTTTGTGAATTACGACCACCTGGAAGTGTTCAACCTGCTCGATTTCGCCCCTTTGTACGACGAGGAAAACGGCGCGCTTATGGCGGGCATCCGCTTTTGGCAGCTCTCGAACAACAAGCCACTGCGGGCCGTGCTCTATGACATTGATGGGTACACCGAATTTATTTGGAGAGATGGCGAGGGGAGCATATATGCGCCCAGGCAGACGTATAAGGTTAAAATTCGGTCCACGGCGTTTGACGGCTCGGAGATCTATGCTGGGGAGAATTATCCGACGTTCCCGATCGTGCCGTTTTACGGGATCAACAAACAGTCGGAGATCGTCGGGCGCAGGGAACAGATCGACTGCTACGACCTGATAAAATCAGGATTCGCAAATACAGTTGATGAAGCAAGCCTTATCTATTGGACGCTTACAGGGGCCGGCGGAATGAACGACCTTGATCTTGTAAAGTTTGTCGAGAGAATCAAAACAGTCCACGCTGCAAATCTTCGAAACGGGCAGACAGCGGAGTCACATTCCGTTGAGACTCCTTATGCAAGCCGTGAAGCGCTATTGACGAGGCTTCGTGACGATCTGTATGAGGACTTCATGGCGATGGATTACAGGAACGTCGCATCTGGCTCCGTTGTAACCGCACAGATTGATGCGGCGTTTGCCAATATCGACCTTAAGGCTGATCAGTTTGAATATAACGTCATCGACTTTCTACAGGGCGTGCTTGCCGTGCTGGGTATTGAGGACGACCCGACATTCACTCGTAACAAGATCGTAAATGCCAATGAGCAGATCACAACGCTTTTGCAGGCCAGGGAGTATTTGGACGGAGAGTATATTACAAATAAGATTTTGGAGTTACTCGGAGACGGCGACCAAGCCGAGGATATTTTGAAGCGTCTCGATGCGGAGGATATGCAGCGCATCAGCGTCGAGCCGACCACAGATGAGGGTGGTGAAGCCTGATGGCAGATGAAGGTCACAAGCTGACAGATGAGTTGATCATAAAGCTGGAAGAGCGTCTTGCGGAAGAGTACACGCAGGCCGCAAAGGAAATGCAGGAGAAGGTCGACAAGTACTTTAAGAAATTTAAGACCAAAGACGCGATATGGAAAAAGAGCGTAGAAGCAGGTCTTAAAACGCAGGAAGAGTATGACAAGTGGCGCCTCCAGCAGCTTGCCGCCGGCGAGCGATGGGAGAAGATGCGAGACCGTCTTGTCTCCGATCAGCTTAACACGAACAACATCGCAAGGCAGATCATAAACGAGGAGATGCCTGGCATTTTTGAACTCAACGCGAATTTTGCACTCTACCAAGTGGAACACGACGCGCAGATCGACACGTCGCTTACGCTCTATAACCGAGAGGCCGTCGACAGGATCCTTAGCGAAGACCCGGAAATGCTGCTGCCACCAGGCAAGAGGGTGAGCAAAGAGATCGAGCAGGGGAAAGCGGAACGGTGGGAGAGGCAGAAGATCCAGTCGGTAATGACCCAGGGGATTTTGCAAGGCGAATCGATACCGCATCTTGCGTCACGGCTTGCCTCCGCGGTTAACGACAGTGATTACAAGGCCGCAGTCCGCAATGCCCGCACAATGGCAACAAACGCGCAAAACGCGGGCCGCTACAATGCGTATAACCGGTTGGAGAATAACGGCGTCGAGCTGACGTTAGAGTGGGCGGCAACGCTGGACAACCGGACCCGCCACGAGCACCGCATGATGCACGGCCAGCGCAGAAACGTCGGTGAGCCGTTCGAAGTAAGCGGGATTAAGATCATGTATCCGGCGCAGACAGGATCCTTTGGCGGTGTATCTAATATCCCGCAGGAGCTCATCTGGAACTGCCGCTGCACTATCCTCTCCTTCGTGAAGGGATACGAGCACGACACAATCAAGCATTCCGACAAGATGGGTAAAATGACGTTTGAAGAGTGGTTAGAAGCCAAGCCGAAGCCGAGGAATATTCTCAGTCAGTACAAATGGACAAAGGCTGAGGAGGAGAGCTATATCAAGCGGTACCGGAAGCTGAACAAGGAAGCTGACGAGATTCTTTCCAAAAGAAACAGTGGAGGTTAAAAATGGGACTTGAGTTCCAAATGGGCGAAGACCACACCGAAGAAGTAATAAACGACGTTCACGACGCAATTCTGACCGCCCTTGACGCCGCAGGAATGCAGGCGGCCACCCTCGCTAGAATGGAGTTGCAGAACACGCCATCACGTATTGACACGGGCCTGCTGCGGAACTCCATCACCTGGGCGGTAAGCGGAAAGCCCCCTGCCATGACAAGTTACAGCGGAAGCGATACGCATACTGAGGAAAGCCCGTCTGCTGTAAAACGAAATCTTGTCGGCAAGCCTGCCCCGCCTCCGCGCTCGGGCACGTACAGCGGAACGGCGCCAAACGATGCGGAGGGCCACAAGGCGGCGTATATCGGCACGAACGTCGAATATGCTTACTGGGTCCACGAAGGGACGGAGCATATGGCACCAAACAGATTTTTGAAAAAAGCTCTCCAGGATAACAAAGCAGAGCTCGAAGAAATTGTAAGCGACATATTGCGGAAATCCGTGTAAACCATTAAAATAATATGACAAAGGAGGAGCCCTTGAAAAATAAACTGAATATTGACGGGACAGCGGTTAAATGCACGTGCGGAAAGATGGTCGCGCGGATCCGGAACGGCAAGGTCTATGTTTTCTGTAAGACCTGCAAAAGAGAGGTCCCGTTGGATATAGAGCCAAGAGCCAGTGTAGCCCAGAGCCATTGAACAGTAGTTCAGTGGCTCTTTTTTTATACCCACAGCCGACGCACTGGCCGTGGGAGCATCCATAGATCAAAGGAGGATAAATTGGCACTCTGGAAAGAGGTCCACGGGTACGAGGGACTGTACCTTGTAAGTGACGATGGAAGAGTCATGTCTCTTCCGAGGACTGTTGACAACGGCAGAGGAACTTATGTCAGGGATGGAACAATTCTCAAACCTGGCAAAAGAGGCAGAGATGGACTTTTGTATGAGTTTGTTGTTCTCAGCGACGGAAACGGAACGTTTGAACACAAAGCGGTGCACAGACTTGTTGCAGAGGCTTTTGTGAAAAATCCGGACGGACAGACGGTTGTAAATCATATCGACAAGAACACGCTCAATAACCGAGCTGACAACCTTGAATGGTGTGACCAACAGTACAACAACGAGTATGGGCACAACAAAGCGGTCGAACAGTGGACGATTGACGGCGAAAAGATTGCCGAATACAAAAGTGCGACCTATGCCGCAACAATAACAGGAATCAGAAGAACAAATATAGCGAATGTGCTTAATGGTTGGTCAAAGACGGCCGGCGGCTATATTTGGAGATATTCACAGAATGAATGAAAGGGGTGATGACTTATCGCACTTACAAGGAAGATGCTCAAAGCAATGGGCATCGAAGACGAAAAAATCGATCAGATCATCGAGGAACACGCCGAGACCGTAAACGCGCTGAAGCAGCAGCGCGACCAGTACAAGGTTGATGCTGAAAAGCTCCCTGGCGTCCAGAAGGAGTTGGACGAGTTGAAGGACGCGGCCGAGAAAGACGGCGAGAATCCGTACAAGGCAAAGTACGAGGAACTGCAGCAGCAGTTTGATGATTACAAAGCTGAGGTAACCGCAAAGGAAACCAAAGCGCAGAAAACGGAGGCATACAGGAAGCTGCTCAAGGAGGCGAAGGTATCCGAGAAGCGCCTGGATTCGATCCTAAAACTGTCCCCAGTCGACGACATTGAGCTTGACGACAAGGGCGAGATCAAGGATGCAGCAGAACTTAAAAAGAAAATCGAAGAAGAGTGGAGCGATTTTATCATCACTGAGGAAACGCTCGGAGCGGGATCAAAAAATCCGCCCGGCGGCACCGGCGGAAGATCAGCCGGCGGAAGCGGTAATGGCGGATTAGGCGGGACAAAGAGCCGTGCCGCCATGATCCAGCAGCAGTATCAAAATTCGCTCTATGGATCAAAGGAGGATAAATAAATGTCTTTTATCAATCTGAATGATGCGGGACAGACCTATGCACCCGGCTGGTTCCTGGCGCACGACGATTGCGTCAGAGAGACCAGAACAATTCCTCAGACCGGCGCGACTGCAGCGGCCGACGGCTCCAAATACGTAAAGATGGGCACGATCTACCCGGCAAACAATGGTACAGCGGTCGGCATCGTCTATGAGGACGTCGACGTGACCACCGGCGACATGCCCGGATCCGTCGTTACTAAGGGCATCGTATACGCAGACAGACTTCCTGTTGCGCTTGCGGACGCGGCAAAGACGGCGCTGGAGGGCCTTGGCTTCAAATTCGTGGCCACCACTCCCGCTGTTACTCGCCCTTACTAAGAAGGAGGTGAATAGATATGCCCAAAATTGCATGGGAGAATGACATTCTCGGATTTGTGCCGAAAACAGACTGGCTGGATGTAGGAACGATCGTTGCAAGACCTAACGATCCTGTCGACCAGTTAATCGATGATACAAAAACTGACAACCTTGTGGCCGAGTGGGAGTCCCTGGCATCTGAATTCCAGATCCCTGTTATGGCACAGTTCCACGGCTTTGACACGGAGGCTCAGACAACCTTCCGCGTGCCTATTGACCGTCACAACATCGAGAAGGGCCTTATCAAGGTCAAAATCAACCAGTCCGAGCGTATGCGCACCCTGCTTCGCTCCGGCGTTCAGAACGACGATCTGTACGACTATATCATCCGAGACGGCGTAAGGCTGTCCGACCAGGTAGTCACCCGCTCCAAGGTAGCAAAGAATGAGCTGCTCGCCACCGGCAAGGTCACGATCAAGGAGAATAACCTGAATCTGACTGTTGATTACGGCGTGCCGAATGCCAACACCGCATATTCTCTTGATCTTGACGCAGACGCTGATGTGGCTTCGCAGCTTCAGACAATTATCGACGATGCAACCGCCAAGGG